ATTTGAATAATCTTGTTACAGTTATTGATGACTTTAAAACGATTCATGGTATGGATTTTATTCCGTACAATAAATTAAAACAGTTCGTAGTAGATGGACACCCTTTTAGTAGTAAGGTACTGTTTACTCACGTACGTGGAGAAATTGCGCCACACGTTAAACCTGAGATTGATTTAGACTTATTAGCGCGATGGGATATAGTACTGGCAGGAGATTTACATAGTTATGAGAATTTGCAACGAAATATTTTGTACCCTGGTAGCCCTGTTACCACCAGCTTTCATCGTAACACTGTCGATACTGGCATCATACTTTTTGATAGTACAACACTAGAACATGAGTGGATTAAACTTGATCTTCCTCAGTTAATTCGTAAAACAATTAAAGCGGGCGATCCTATGCCTGCTACAGACTACCACCATACAATCTATGAGGTTGAGGGAGACATGGCAGAACTTAGTGGTATGGTAGGCCATGAACTGTTAGATAAGAAGATTGTTAAACGAGATACAGATACTACTCTAATTCTAGATGCTGAGATGAGTTTAGAACAAGAAGTAGAGGAGTATTTAACCTACGTACTACAACTTAATGAAGAAGCTATTTCAGATACTTTAAAAGAGCTATCTAATCATATAGGGAAACTAAAAGAATGAATGCAACCGTATGGGGACAACCCAACTGTAAGTACTGTGATATGGCAATTAAATTACTATTATCTAAACAATACGTAGTAATTAAAAAAACTATAGGTAATGGGTACACTAAGAAAGATCTATTAGCTGCAGTACCAGGAGCACGTAGTGTTCCCCAGATTTTTCTACAAGATATTCTTGTAGGCGGCTATGATGATTTAGTTAAGCAGTTAGCTAAATGATTAGATTAGGTTTAATGACTTGGTCATATGTTTTCTCATATGGTCCAGATAATTTGATTGATTTCGGTAAGAATGATTTAGTACAGCTAGTAGGTAAGAACGGTCACGGAAAAAGTAGTATCGCCCTAATTTTAGAAGAAGTTCTCTTTAATAAGAACTCTAAGGGTATTAAGAAGGCAGATATTCTTAATAGATATTCTTCTAGTAAGAAGTATAGTATTGGATTAACTTTTACTAAAGATGCGGATGTGTATACTATACAAACTCATCGTGGTGCTACTCAGACTGTAGTTCTGATTCACAATGGTATAGATATTAGTGCACATACATCTACTGGTACCTACAAACTAATCGAAGAAATTCTAGGGTTTGACCATAAGACTTTCACACAGATTGTATATCAATCTAGTGCATACAGTTTAGAGTTTCTATCTACTACTGATGCTAACCGTAAAAAGTTCCTTATTGATCTTCTTAATCTTAGTATCTATACTAGAGCCTCTGATATGTTCAAGGCTGTAGCTAAAGAAGTGTCCCTAGAGTCTGAAAAAGTAGGGGTTAAAGTAAAAACACTATCTAGCTGGTTAGACAAATATATTAAAGAGGAGCTTATATCGCAGGAACTAGTAGTAGTACCTGCTCCACCTACTGAAGAGCTAGCCGTATTAGCTATATTAAAGGAACAACTTAGTACTATTGAAGATACTAATAAACGCATTAGTAAAAATAATAAGTATAAAGAAATTCTAGGTAATATTGTATTAGATATTGCTTTTGCTCCTACTACTGATATTACTAAATTAAAGATAGAAGAGGCGGATTTATCTAAGCAAATTAAAACTGCCCAAGCTGTAATCAGTGGCACAGGTATTATTAGTGATATCTGTAGTATGTGTAAGAGTCCTATAGATACTACACATAAAAAGGGTATGGTAGCAGAAGCTAGGGCATTAATTAGTCGTGTACAACCAGAATTACTAGTAATTACTAACGATATTAGCCAGGCCCAGGATATAGAACGAAGATTTATTAAAGCTCAGGCAACTCAAGTAGAGTGGGAAAAATATACTTCCCTAATTGACCCTACTATGACCCATGAGTTACTTGATAAAAAGTATCTAGAAACCTTATTAGAGACCGGCATATCTCAAATTGACAAAATTAATGCAGATATTAAGAAAGCTACTATATATAATACTGCTGCTTTAGCGCATAATACTAAAATTGAAGTTATGGCAGCACAGATGGCAAGCGTTTCAGCGGAATTGATAGAAGAAACTGCATTGCTTTCACCGCTAACTAGTAGAAGTAATACTTTAGCCATTTTACAGAAAACCTTTAGTACTACAGGTCTAGTAGCTTATAAGATTGAGTGTCTAGTAAAAGACTTGGAACAAATTACTAATGATTATCTACTAGATATGAGCGATGGTAGATTTCAATTAGCTTTTAAAGTTAACTCATCGGATAAGTTAAACGTAATTATCACAGATAATGGTACTGATATAGATATTCAGGCTCTTAGTAATGGTGAACGCGCTAGAGTTAATATTGCAACACTACTGGCAATTCGCAAACTTATGCAGACTCTAAGTAACGCTCAAATTAACCTATTAATCTTAGATGAAACTGTGGAATCATTAGATATAGATGGTAAAGAGAAACTTATTGAAGTGCTACTAAAAGAACAGCACCTTAATACTATACTAGTATCCCATGGCTTTAGTCATCCTTTACTAGAGAAGATTAACATTATCAAAGATAACCATATCTCAAGGATGGAATAAATGTACGAAGCATCTAAAGCTCTTAGACGTCGTGGAGACCTTAACAAAAAGTATTTTGTTGGGGGAGGTATAGATATAGGGGCAGGGCCCGACTGTATATCTAAAAGTGGGTTTTTAGCCTATAATTGGGATATGAAAGACGGAGATGCCCAATATCTAGCATCTGTTAAAGATAATACTTATGGTTTTGTACATAGTTCACATTGTTTAGAGCATATGGTAGACCCTAAAATAGCTTTGAAGAACTGGATACGGGTGTGTAAGCCTGGAGGTTATATTGTAGTAACTATTCCAGAAGAGGAATTATACGAACATAATATGTGGCCCTCTAGATTTAATAGCGATCATAAGTGGTCTTTTAGAATTTATAGAGGAAATGCAACACTACCTAAGTCTTTAAATGTATTCGATATGCTGAAACTAGTCTGGAAGGATACTGAAATTATTAGTGTACAGCGTGTAGAGGATAATTATAACTTCAGTAGACCTTCTCATATAGATCAAACAGGCCCAGTAGATGGCCCAGAGTGTGCTATTGAGTTTGTATTGAGAAAGAATTAATATGGTAGATGTAAGAGCTAAGGGTGCTAAAGCAGAAACAGATGCGCGAGATGCCCTAAGAAAGGCCACAGGCCTTTCATGGGAAAGAACACCTGGAAGTGGTGCCTTAGACTCTAAGCATCTACTAAAAGGGGACTTATACGTACCGGGGGAAGCTAACTTATACTGTGTGGAAGTTAAACATTACGCAGAAGACCACATCAATAGTGGTTTACTTACAAATAAAACTCCACAAATTATTGAGTGGTGGTTACAAGCGGTAAGACAAGGAATTCAAGTTAATCGAAAACCTCTCTTGATCTTTAAGTTCAATCGTAGTAAAATGTTTGTTGCACACCAAGATTTAACAAACGATATGTACCGCAGTATTTTAGTTAGTGCTTGCGGACATGAGCTTAATATATGTCTTTTAACCGATTGGCTAACGCATGAACAACCGAAATTTATAAAATAATGGCAACTACATTCAAACAAATGACAACTGCAGAGCCCCAGACTCTGCTAATTGTAGACTCTCTAAATCTGGCCTTCAGGTGGAAACACTCTGGTGCTAAAGAGTTTGTAAATCAGTACCTACAAACTATTGATAGCTTCAAGAAGTCTTTTAAAGCCTCTAAGGTGATAATTACCTGCGACGGTGGTAAAAGTAAATATCGCTCGGAAATTTTTCCAGAATACAAAGCAAATCGAAAGATTTTGCAAGATAAACAAACCCCGGAAGAAGCGGCTGCGTTTGAGGCATTCTTTAAGGAATATACCGCTGTCATTGATATGTATAAAAGTCTCTGGGCAGATAGTACAGATGAATATCCCGTTTTACAATTCGCGGGAGTTGAGGCTGACGACATTGCAGCGTATATCGTAAAGAAGCGAAAGAAATTTAATAAGATTTGGCTTCTTAGTTCTGATAGGGACTGGGACCTACTTGTTGATGATCACGTATCTCGTTTCTCCTATGTTACTAGGAAAGAGATTACGGCAGATAACTGGAACGAACATTACGACTATGACTTGGAAGACCACATTAGTATCAAGTGTCTTATGGGCGACTCCGGGGATAACGTTCCTGGCGTGGTCGGGGTGGGACCGAAAAAAGCGCTCGATCTCGTACGAGCTTATGGAACTACTTACGATATTATCAATAGCCTGCCTATTAGTAGCAAGTATAAATATATTAGCAACCTTAATAGTTTTGGGGCAGATAATCTGCTTCGGAATTATCAACTTATGGACTTAGTATCTTATTGCGCGGACGCTCTCGGAGACGAGAACTGCGCGCAAGTTGATACATTACTTAGTGAGTATCTTGATGGACATTAACTATCAAATTGAAAAAGAAATTACTGGCCCTCTAGAGCATAGACTAATGGCTATTATTAGAGCATTAGAGGCTAGAGTAGTTATATTAGAAGGACGCACAGTACCTTATATATTCTACGACAAAAATCATTTATATGATTTACCACTGAAAGTGACTTGCGGTATTGCTGCGAAACTAAATACACCCAATTATACAGAAACTGAAAGGCGCAAATAATGAGAGTTCCAGAATACATGAATCGTGAAGTAGAGGTTAAATTAACTTCTCCTGAAATGATGCCAGTTAGAGCACACCCATCAGATGCGGGTGCTGACCTTATGTCTATGTCAGGGGATACACTATATCCAGCATACACTAATATGTATGATACTGGTGTAGCTATTAAAATTCCGGTGGGATATGTTGGATTAGTATTTAGTCGCTCAGGTCAGGGTAAGATTGGAGTGTCTTTACCTAACTCGGTAGGTGTTATTGATAGCGACTATCGAGGCAATATTAAGGTAATGCTTATTAATAATGGCGATAAGCCCTATATTATCGAAGCTAAGAATACAAAGATCGCGCAACTTGTGATCGTTCCGATCATGCTTGCGAAATTTATTACACATGAAAGTACCTGGGACGATACAGTTCGTGGCACGGGTGGGTTTGGTAGCACAGGATGACTAAATTTATAAGAATTGAGAACGCTGATACAGCGGCTTACAAGGTTAAAGTAAGGGTTCAGGATAAAGATTTCGAACTTATCGAAGGTAAGTTGGTTTACACGGGAGTATGGAAAGATACTAAGATTATAGAATTAAACTACCCCACAGCCATGTTAAACGAATACTTAACAACGACACGAAGATTTATAATTGAGGAGAATGGAGTAGTATGACAGTTAGTACACGCGCACAAGTTATTACACGTAGAACCTACAATAGGCCGCTAAATGATGCAGGCACTGAATTTGAGACATGGGAGCAAACGGTAGATCGAGTAATTGGTCACCAAGAATGGTTATGGACACGTGCAGTAGGCGGGCGCGAACTTACTGATCTAGAGTATGCGGAACTATATGATCTAGAGCAGTTAATGCTAGATCGTAAGGTTTCCATGTCAGGACGTAGCTTATGGCTGGGCGGTACTAACGTAGCTAAGACCAGAGAGGCCAGCCAGTTCAATTGCAGTTTTACAGAAGTTGAGACGGTTTATGATTTAGTAGACATTCTCTGGTTACTACTGCAGGGGTGTGGTGTAGGTTTCAAGCCAGTTGTGGGTACTTTGAACGGTTTTAGTAAACCAATCAAAGAAATCAAAGTAGTGCGAAGCACTCGGACTGTTAAGGGTGGGCGAGAAGGTAACCTTGAACTATGGAATCCAGAAACTAAAGTATGGACTATTAGAGTTGGTGATAGTGCTGAAGCATGGGCTAAATCAATCGGTAAGCTAATTGCTGGCAAATATCCCGCTAAAAAGTTAGTACTAGACTTTAGCGAATTACGCCCAGCAGGAGAAAGATTAAAAGGATATGGTTGGATCAGCTCCGGTGACGCCGCTATTAGTACCGCATATCTTGCTATTGCAAAAATCCTTAACGGAAGAGCGGATAGCCTCCTTACTCGTATGGATATTCTTGATATTGTTAACTGGCTCGGTACTGTACTTAGTTCACGTCGTAGTGCAGAGATTGCTCTATTTGAGTACGGGCAACCTGAGTGGGAAGAGTTTGCTGTTGCTAAGAAAGATTATTGGCTCCATAATAATGAGCACCGTACTCAGTCTAATAATAGTTTGGTATTCACTAAAACTCCTCTTCGCAGTGATCTAGAGGCAATTTTCCGATTAATGGAGGAAGCAGGTGGTAGTGAGCCAGGCTTCATCAATGCTGTTGAGGCTACGCGTAGAGCTCCTTGGTTCGCTGGTTGTAATCCGTGTGTTGAGATTCTTCTTGGTAATAAGAGTTTCTGTAATCTTACTGAAATTGATGTTGGTAAATTTCGGGGAGATTCTGCAGGCCTACATTTTGCAGCTAAGCTCGCTGCTAGGGCTAACTACAGACAAACTTGTGTCAATTTACAAGACGGTATCCTACAAGAATCTTGGCACTTAAATAACGCATTCTTACGATTATGTGGGGTAGGACTTACTGGTATTGCCAAACGACCAGATTTAGGCGGCTATGACTATGAGTATTTAAAGCGTACTGCTACAGCTGCTGCAATTAGTATGGCGGATGAGCTAGATATGCCTCATCCTAAGAACGTAACGTGTGTTAAACCGAGTGGTACACTAAGCAAAATCATGGATACTACTGAAGGAATTCATAAGCCTTTAGGTAAGTATATCTTTAATAATGTACAATTCAGTAAATATGATCCTATTGTCGAAAAGATGAGGGAGGCAAAATATAATGTATTCAATCACCCTATTGATGATACTGGGGTACTCATCACTTTCCCAGTGGCTTATGAAGATGTACCATTTCATAAAGTCAAAGGGCTAGAAGTAAATCTAGATAGTGCTATTGATCAATTAGAGAAGTATAAAATGCTTCAAACTAATTGGACTCAGCAGAATACTTCAGTTACTATCAGTTATGACCTAGCTGAAGTACCTGATATTATATCTTGGCTGTTATCTAATTGGGACATTTACGTAGGGGTTAGCTTCCTATATCGTAATGACCCTACTAAAACTGCAAAAGATTTAGGTTATCAATATTTACCACAAGAAGTAGTAACTAAAGAGGTGTATGATGCATATGTTCGTACACTATTACCTGTTAATATGTTTAACACTAATTCTTTTGATGAGTTAGTACAGGACGACTGTTCAACTGGAGCATGCCCTATAAAATGAAATCGTACCAAGAACGTGTAGTAATTGAAAGAAATGAACTAAATACTAAAATCGAAGCACTAGAGGTATTTATTGACTCTGATAACTTTAAGACTTTAGTAAGCAATAAAGAACAAGAACTGCTAAGATATCAATATAGATCAATGGTAGAGTACTGGGCTATTTTAAATAAAAGGATTGCAATATATGAATGACGAACAAGTAATTGAGAATAAGATTCAATCTAAGGGTCTTAATGCCCCCAGACTATCACCAGCTGATATTGACGCTAAGATCAAAGAAGTCACATATACCACGCTACCTAGCGGTAAAGTAATGGTTTGTGAGATCACTCTGCAGAATGGTTTCAGTGTACGTGGAGAAGCTAGTACGGTATCGAAGAAGAACTTTAATACTGAAATTGGTCAGGAAATTTCCTTTAAAAACGCTAGAGAAAAGATTTGGCAGCTAGAAGGATATTTACTGCAAGAGGTTGTATTTAACACTACTAACTAAACGTAAAAAGCCCGCTTAGAGCAATCTAAGCGGGCTTTTTTTATCTTCTATATGCCATAATAATTTGCTTACACATTTTACTACGTACAATATCCTCATCTAAGAAAGTAACAACTTCAATACCTTCAATACCTTGTAGTCTACGAGTAGCATCTGCTAGACCTGAATCAGGAATATCCGCCTGTTCTGTATCTCCGGAAAAAATCATCTTGCAGTTTCTACCAATACGAGAAAGAATCATTTTCATTTCTTCCTTAGTAGCATTCTGCATTTCGTCTGCTAAGACGATGCAGTTCTCAAATGTCATACCGCGCATAAAACCTAAGGGCTGAGGATTAATAGTTTTACTCTTTAGAGCATACTCATAAAATCCAGCACCTAGAGCTTTCTTAAATACATCATCAAATGGTTGTAAGTAAGGAGCGTTCTTTTCCTCTAGAGTACCTGGTAGGAACCCTAGGCTTCTTCCTGTTTCCACGTTTGGACGAGTTAGGATTATTGATTCAACTCGTTTATGAAAGAGCTCTGAAGCAGCATAATAGCCTGCAACATATGTTTTACCAGTGTCCGCACTTCCAACTCCGAAAGTAATATCATTGTTCTTTATAGCTTCCAAATACGTACCCTGAATATAATTTAAGGGTTTAACTTCTTTGAATGCTATATTAGACTTATATACATTAGCAGGTTCTACTTTGTCCCTGCGTGCGCGCTTACCAGAATTTGTTGCCATGAATTCCCTTGTTAAGTATAGGTTCCTGCACTAATACTAAGCACAGGGACGTGCTTTATTATACTATAGCTCTTTTATAGGGGGCTTAGGAGACCCTACTCCCCCTATAGAGGATGAGCCTACTACTTTATCTTTACGTAAACTCTTAATTACTATATAGGCCACTACTACAACTGCAACTACTATAATAAATACTTCCATCATACTATATCTCCTAAAAATTTAGAATGTTCTGCTTTTCTTCTGCGTAATAATCCTGCTATATGTTTACCGTTGTCCATATCCCAACGCTCAAACTCATTAGCAGCACCCAATAGGTCACCCGTATTTAGTTTTCTAAGTAGAGTAGAACTAGCAAAGGCTCCGGTGCCGACATTATAAACAAAATCTACTAAAGCATCAAACTCATTTTGCTTTAACTTAATTGCTACATAATGATTTACTGACCATACAGCCTTCTGTACATTATTCAATAGATCTGCATTTGCTTTTTCCATGCTAATACATACACCCGGTACTACATTATTAGTATTACCCCAACCATCTGTCCATACTCCCCCACCGTCTTTATAGGGCAATAACCTACATGATTCAAACTCCTGGGTTAATAGTATTCCTTTTGGAGAATATTGCATTTCTGGAGTCATGGTACTGTGATCCCTGCTTGTACTTCTTTAACGTTTTGAAAGGTATGCCCTGCGATCAGTGCCCCAACTGTGGGAACAACAACACCGGCATATACTAGCCCATCTACTTTACCCCACGCAGTTAGAATACTTGTAAATAGTAGTACCAGTATAGATAAAATGAACCTGCGCCCACCTAAGTTTTCTAGATTCATTATTTAGGTTCCTTATAGTTAGCAAATTCTTTTAATAATTTAATAGAATTATCTTGCTTACGTACACATTGGGAGTATATTTCCATATTAGCTAAGCTAATTTGAAGCAACTCATCTGGGTTTGATAAAGGGCGTAAAGGCTCACACCTTTCATATGCCCTAGCGTCTATATGAACTACCTTAGGAGTAATTACAGGAATGTCTGGTTTAGCATTCCATACGCATCCAGATAGGTGTACGCATATAAATATACTAGCTAATAGGTTTTTCATGGTGTATTAGCTTCCTCTATACCTTTATTATATGCATCTATAAAGTCTGTAGAAGGTTTACACTTTCCTTGCTCTATTGTATATAATGGTTTATTTTTAATAGAGGCTAAAATATCTACGAAGTCTTTCTTCCTAGTAATATTAGCAGCAGTAGTTTGATCTAGTATTAAACCACTCGTATTTTCTATATTAGCTATTCGCTTATCTAGACCCTCTTCAAATTGTTTAATACGTGCGGCACATTCTACATTAGCTGCAGCATACCCAATATCGTATATTTTATAATATCCTAAATATAAACAAGTTGCAAGGGCTATTGCCCCAGCAACTTGTTTCCAATAAGATTTAAGAAATAATAAAACTAATGTCATACGTACCTAATAGTATAGTTATAAGTTACATAGTTAATATTATATACCTGAGTAACTACATCTTTATTTGTATAAGATGTAATTATAGACTTATTAGGTATATCTGTAACTATATGGCGATCTGTTATACTTAATATATATTCTCTACTTAGTACATCCGTAACTATATGTGATGATACTACCGGAAGTATTATCTGCCCATTTACAATAATAGAACTATAAAATATAGAAGTATTAGATAGAAGTAATGGATTTAGTAATATTGTCCCTACTGTAATTACAGGACTATAGAATATATTACTATTAGTAAATAAACTAGGTAATAAATTACCACTAACAGCTACAATACTAGGACTATATAATGTACTACCAACTGAGATAAATCCAGGTGATAGGGTTACACTACCTACTGTAAGTGCTGGACTATATAATGTATTACTATTAGTAAATAAACTAGGTAATAAATTACCATTAACAGTTACAATACTAGGACTGTATAACGCGCTACCAGCTGAGATAAATCCAGGTGATAACGTTACACTACCTTTTGTAAGTGTAGGACTATATAATGTACTACTAGCTGATGTAAATCCAGGTGATAGGGTTACACTACCTACTGTAAGTGTAGGACTATAGAATATATTACTATTAGTAAATAAACTAGGTAATAAATTACCAACGGTTACAATACTAGGACCATATAATGTACTACCAGCTGAGATAAATCCAGGTGATAGGGTTATACTACCTATTGTAAGTGCCGGACTATATAACGTACTACCGGTAGATATAAATCCAGGTGATAGGGTTATACTACCTTTTGTAAGTGTAGGACTATATAATGTACTACCAGCTGAGATAAATCCAGGTGATAGAGTTACACTACCTATTGTAAGTGTAGGACTATATAATGTACTACCAGCTGAGATAAATCCAGGTGATAAGGTTATACTACCTATTATAAGTGTAGGGTTGTATAACGTACTACTAGCTGAGATAAATCCAGGTGATAAGGTTATACTACCTTTTGTAAGTGTAGGACTATATAATGTACTACTAGCTGATGTAAATCCAGGTGATAGGGTTATACTACCTATTGTAAGTGCTGGACTGTATAATGTACTACCAGCAGATATAAATCCAGGTAGTACATTTATTGTAACTGCTGGATTATAGAACGTATTTGTGTTTGTTATAAACCCTGGAGTTAGTACTACTGCACCTGGAGCAACACTAGCACTATATATAGTATTAGTATTACTTGTAAATCCTGGTAATAAGCTAGTCCCACCCCCACCGGCTAGAGCTAGCAGTAGTGACATATTATTATCCTATAGTACCGGAGATAGCTCCTTGTGCAAGCAATATCTCATATAGAATACCGCAAAGATCTTCCCATCTATTAGGGGCGTTTTGATTAGGTAGACTACTCCAATATGGAAGAGCAGTTTCTCTAGTAATATGAAAGGTTTTATAGGTACTAGTAAACATAGGATTATCAAATTTAATAGTAGCATCTATACTACCACCTAGTAATATATTTACAGAATCTAAAGATTGAACAGTCTCATTAGATGTATTAACTGGCATAATATATACTCCTTATAGAACCCACGCCCAGTCGAATGTTACCAAGAAAGTTACAACACCAGAAGTAGTAACTGCACCCAGATTCTTGGTTGCAATAGCAACGTATTCACCCGAATTAACTGGAATAGGTCTATCAAAATTCATAGTCACAGAACTAGCAATAGTTCCTAAAGCTGCAGCAGCTGCGAAGGATTGAATACCTAAGTATACACGTCTAGGAGCTTTAGTTGTGGCAGCTTCGGTAGTTGCTAAAGATAATGCATTATGTCCATAGGCTAAAGAGTGTGCAAAAATTGTAGGAGTAGAATTACCTGCTAAAACTGTGGTAACTATAGCATCAATCTTAACACCCTTAATTATTAGCTGTTTACCAGTAATAGCTGTTGTAGATATAGGATTAAGATAACTACATAAAATACCATCAGTATTAGCTGCTAGAGTTGGTAGGCAAGAGAATTGTCCGCCTAATCCTACACCTAGGGCTGCTGTAGTATTAGTCATAACTGCTCCGGCAGTAGGTGCTAGCGAGTTAGTATATAGTGCGGTACTACCCTGTGTATGACCTGCCTGACCTTGGTGTCCACCGGTAGCTAGTGCAGCGGTTACTTGTTCAGAACGAGTATTTTGAAAACCTCCCTGTGTAATCGTATATGCAGAACACTTTAGTCCTATAATACCGGAAGCGGCTGTACCACCGATTGCATGACGAATACTAAAAGGTAAGTTAAGTAAAGATGCTGATACACCTGTACCAATAGGACTTACTAAAGACCCGGCTCTTTGGTACCCATAACCGTCTCTTAAGTCTATCCAGAAAACTGCAATATTTTGTGAAAGTGTTACAATAATATTATAGAAGGCACCAATAGTAGGGGATAAGTTTGCCCCACTACTAGATACCTTAAAGGGACTAGTTGTCTGTTCTGTACCATTAAAATTAGTTACCCCAAACATTCCAGTATTATTAATTCTAATATACGCCCCGTCAATTGGTGCATATGGTGTAGTTATAGCTGCACTGAATAGCCCTACATCAATAGTAGTATTTGTAACTGCCCAAGTACCAGTAACTGCAATAGAGAAGTATGCATAAGTTTCAGCACCTCCAAAAACTGGGAAGTACTGATAGGTTTGGAATAGGGTACCAGTATTAAGGGTTGTAATACCCGAACCATTGGTACTTAATGTATTACCTCCCCAAGTATCCGTCATCGTAGTATTACGATAGACATGTTTACCAGTAAATTGAGCAGTTTCATTAAATACATGAGAATCAAAAATTGAATCTAATTCTGTACGTATTCTATAGTCTTCACTAACTTCTGCTGATAGTGTATACGCAGTACCAGATATTCTACCATAGTCTATTTCTCCCAACATTCTGGCGTAGCCAGCGGTTAGGGGGTTTAGAGGTAAAGCAACATTCATATTATTACTTGCATCTACTTCCACAACGTTCGTAGAAGTATTGCCCTCGATACGAAATCCTGCCATAATTATTCCTTAGTCAGCCCAAACGAATCGAGCGGCAAATGTGCCTGTTAATCTTTGTGTTGTTACCATCTGGGCAACAAATCCTGTACCTGTAGTTATACTAATACAGGACATATACGCATCCAAAGGTATAATTGCGTGTTCATATGCGGTATGTGATGCCGTACTATCTGTACCCATCATAAATATTTCAACTTTAGAGGTAGCGCTAGATATCGCTGCTTGTCCAGTTACAGTTGTAGTAACAAGATTAGTACCTGGAGCTGCACCGAAGTCAAAGGTTAAAGTACCTAATCCTGTTGCCATAATTTATAGTGCGAAAATACCTGAGGCATTCCAGACAACCGTAATATCACCACCGTTAGGAGTTACTGGCATACCTGTAATACCTGTATCTAGATATGCAATTAAAGGACTAGTTGCAGCAGTACCTGTATCTGAATAGATAATTAAAGCTTCACAGTTTACACCTAGTGTAACAGCAGTAAATGTAATATCTGCAGCATCAAAAACTCCGTTAACATAGGTCTTTGTACCTAGAGTAGGGGGAGCAGCGGCAACGCTAGTAGGTACACCAGTAACACTTGAATAGAACTGATGGGCTGCTGAGTACGTATATGTACCAGTGTCAACTAGAACTACCTTGATAGTACCGGTTAGAGGGGTGTTAGCAGTAGCTTTAATTATTTCCTGCTTCCAAAGTGGGTAAAGGGCATTTGCCATTGTAATTCCTTATTACTTGATTAAATTAGGTAGTACTAGTGGGGCCGCCACTACAATACTACCTGCGATAGTAGCAAGCGCGTCATTTAATTCAACGCCATGGCTGCCAGGGTTTTTTGTATTCATATAAGCATCTAGTGCTTCTTTACCTACTGCAAATAGTGCTACAATAGCTAATGCAACGTATGCTGCAGGAAAGGTAATAATTGGAAATGCTAGAGATAATAAATACGCTACTGCATAAATAATACCTCCGTATACCCAATGGTTTGCCTTATCTTGAGGTAGAATAGGTAAATTCATTTTAATTCCTTAAATAGAGTAAACTCTAATAATTATAGGTACTGATAGTTCATTCAGTGCGGAAGTTTTAACTGAAAAAGATATTATATAATCTGCATATGGT